AGAGGCTGCAGCAGGTGTGTCCTCCTTCTCCGCACCTGCTGTTCGGGTTGAGCAGCCTCACTGCTGGTGGCGGTGGGGCTGCTCCCCACCCCGTTGCCCGTGAAAGCCCGTAACTACGCCATAATAATAGTCCTTGATATCGTCCTCGATATCGGCTATGATTCTGTTATGGGAGAAGGAGGAAACATGAACCCAACAGAGATAGTTGGCGAAGCAATCGCTACGCATGGCAGACCACTCTGGGTCGCCCATGTGCCAACGAACATCAGAGAGAAAGTTGATCCGAGGTGGCTCGCATCGCAACTAGCGACAGCGCATCGCTCACCAGACACGATCACTCGACAAGACCAATACGGAGACATACTCAACTGGTGCAAGCACAACCTCTTCGCAGAGGTCACGCTCACGCAACTGCAAGAGTTGTCAGGACTATCCGCACCAACGGTTCGCAAGTTCATTGAGAGTCGAATGGATGTGTTCCGCAAACTGCGGAGAGGCGTTTGGGAAGTGCGTGATCCGAAAGCCGATCGAGAGGCGGATCAACGATGACCACGAAGCAGGTTCGCTGGAGGTGCGAGCAGTGCCAACACGGGTTGCTCGCACCGATGCGTCCACGCAAGAACGATGTGCGCAGGTACTGCCTGCCTTGTTCATCCAAGACGGGAGTGCTGGTCGAGCGAGTCGCACCAACGCTGGAGAAGCAACGCTCTGCGAGGAAGGAGGCGAGCAAGAAGAAGGCGACCGCAAGGCGCAGAAGGATCGCTGAACGCTCCGCACCGCTCAAGGCGCAGCAACGAATCAATGCGAGTCGTGCGATGATGATCGAGAAGGAAGCAGAGCGGATTTGGAAGTTGATGCAGCCGTACCACAACGGGAAACCGATCCCGAAGATCGTGATTGGGCGTGGACGCAATCACGGCAGCCAGCACGGATTCGCAAAACGCCACTCGAACCTCATACAAGTCAATGTCGATCGTGACCAATCGCCCAACCGAAGCAGACGAGTCTGGGAGGTGCTTGCACACGAGTTGTGCCACAAGGCCGTGCCACCGATCTACCGCAACGGCTCATGGGATGTTCACTCACGGGAGTTCTACCACTGCCTGCGAGATGCGTGGCAGAAGAGATGGAAGTGCGAGATCTCATTCGCCAGCGTTTCAACTTGGGGATACTCGGTTGACTACATCATCCAGAGGCAGGCCGAGCATCTGATTGATTGGATGCTGCCAACGCTCGAGGCCAGCGAGTCCGATCGGACGGTCGCAGCATGACCATCCAAACGATGTATGGAGTGCAGTGCGATACCTGTGGCTTCAGCAATCTGTTCACCCATTGGCGAGCAGAGTACGCACAGGAGTTTGTAGAGAGCGCAGGCTGGCATACCAACGGGGAGCAGCACACTTGCCCATTCTGTCTCGCCAAGAAACTCCGATACACCCCTGAAGCAAACTGATCGCAACCGACAAAGGAGAAGGCATGAGACTGATCAGCAAAGCACAACACGGAAGCAAAGAATGGCTGCTCGCAAGGTGGCGTGACGAGGAAGGCCGATGCGTGTTCGGTGCGTCCGATATCCCTGCGTTGATGGGAGCGTCCCCATACAAGACTCGAGGCGAGTTGTTTGCCGACAAGCGCAGCGAACCGATCGTGCAAGAAGAGAACGCAGTGTTCAGGCGAGGCAACATCCTCGAAGCACCGCTACTCAAAGAGGCAGCGCACCTACTCGGCAAGCCGATCATCACACCCGAGGTGATCTACAGGGACGGTCGTTTGAGCATCAGCCTTGACGGTGTCGATGACGAGCAGCAGCCGAGCGTAGTGGTCGAGGCCAAGACGACTACGAGGTACAGCGTCTACGACTCGAGCGACCTTCCGCAGGAGTGGTTGTGGCAGGGGTGGGCGCAGCAAGCGGTACTCAAAGTTCCTGTCTGGTTCATCGTGTTGGATCGTGACTTGCGGATCAGCCTTGTCGAACTGCCAGAGAACGAGGCAGCGATTGAAGTGTTGAAAGAAGAGACGGAGGTATTCGGATCGTGGGTGGACGGAATCGCACCCCTTGACGAGCCTCTCGACAACTTCAGCGCAGCAGACATCGCTCGCATCTGGACGCCGACAGCAACCACCATCGAGTTGCCTTCAGAGGCCAGCGAATGGCTCGCACAACTCGAGGAAGGCCGTGCCCTACAGAAGCAAGGCGAGGACTTGGAGGCCAAAGCCAAAGATGCGCTCGCACGGTTGATGCTCAACAATGAGATCGGCCTGCTCAACGGGACGCAGGTGATCACTTGGAAGCAGCAAGCAGGACGCAGATCGTTCGACTCAAAGCAGTTCAGGCAGGACAACCCAGATCTCTACGCTCGCTACGAGCGTGAAGGCTCACCTTTCAGGGTGATGAAAACCACAAAAACAAAGAAGGAGATTAAATTGTATGGCATTCAATATTGATGGATATGTCGATGTTGCTGAGCGCATCCGACAGTTACGAGAGAAGCATCCTGAAGCGGTGCTGCGACCATACGATCCAGCAAACCCATTCAAGATCATGGAGATCGGTGGGCGAGAGTTCATCATCTACACGGCAGCCTGCTATCGGACACCCGATGATCCGATGCCAGCGATCGCTGTCGCAGCAGAGCCAGCAGTGGGAAAGACGAACTACACCCGAGACAGCGAAGTGATGAACGCAGAGACCTCCGCTTGGGGCAGATGCATCGTGGCTGCGCTCGCAGCAGACACCCAGAAGATCGCTTCGCTCGAAGAGGTACGCAACCGCAAAGCAGAAGACGCTGCGCCTTCCGTACGCAACCACCCTGCAGCAGTCAGGCCACAGCCTGCGCAAGAGCAGCGAGCGATCGATCTGATCACCGAAGAGATGGGCGGAATGCTTGTCGATAGCAAGCCAGCGAATGTGCGACCTATCAGTGGCGGTGGCATCACCGACAAGCAGAAAGGCCTGCTGTCAAAGTTGGCGAAAGAAAAGTGTGATGGCGATCTGAAGCCGATCGTGAAGCAGATGTTCAACAAAGACAACCCGAACACGCTCACGAAAGAAGAAGGTTCTGCGCTGATTAAAGCGTTGATGGAGATGAAGTGAAGCGTGATCATTGGCGTGAGGATGCAGCCTGCCTTGATGCCGATATGGATATCTTCTTTCCGAGTCGTAACAACGCTGAGGACAGATGGGATCGAGCAAAAGCACTCTGCAAGGGGTGCAAGGTGAAGAAGCAGTGCCTATCGCTTGTGATGCATCTCGAGGAGCATGACGATCGGTGGGGTGTGTTCGGTGGCCTTACACCGATGGAAAGACGAGTTCTGCGAGACAAGCAGAGAAGGAGACAGGCATGAATGAGAAGGTTCATCTTGAGCGCACAGAGGCTGGTGGACAGATCACTTGGATTCCACGCAGTCGCATCTTTGTGACGATCCAAGAGTTCGAAGAGAAAGAAAAGGAATGCGAGATGCTTCGCCAGATCAACAACCTGCTGGTTGAGTCGGTCGCCAATCTAAATGCGGTCATCAAAGACAGCAGCAAGTGGCGGAATGTTGCTGGCATCATGCACGAGTTCATCCAAGAGGGTGACTGCAACGGTGCGAAGCAACACTACGAAGAGGAGTGCCGAGGGTGGTGAAGTTTGTGTTCTCTACGAAGGCTCTGCTCGCCAAGTTTCCTCCACAGGCCACCGCTGAGACGATCAGCGAGGTACTTGGGGTGCAGCCTTCCACCATTGAGAGATGGCGTTGCACGATCTGTAATTTGGAGTTCAAACGGGCAGATGAGATGGCGGTTCGTATCGGCCTACATCCGTGCGAGATATGGGATAACTGGTTTGAGGAGGCTCTTTGTGGCTGATGAAGGAACGATGAGAGATCACATTGCTGATTTGATGCAGGAGGTTGCCGAGTTGCACGCAACGATTCGATCACTTCGAGCATCAGTTGCATTGTCAGAAGCGAAGATTTATCGCTGGAAGCAGGTCGCTGAAGCCTATGAGCGTGGCGATATGGGCACTGCGGATGAACTCTTTAAGACTGCGATGCGTGTTTATGGCTGAGTGGAATCAGTATCCAGCAACGATCGAAGAGTTACTGGTGTCGATTGGTGCGCAAACGATGTGGGAGGCCAAGCACGATAAGCCTGCCGATCTGTTTGACAGCATCGTGATTACAAAGGAGTTGTTCGCTGATGTTGCGACACGGCTTCTTATCTTGGAGCAGAAGTTGGATGTGTTCTGATGGATGAGAGGAAGGGTGAGTGTGAAGGCAATCGTGAGAAATGCACGCTTGCTGACTGTCCGAAGTATGGGCTGCTTGGTAAGCAAGGCAGGGACGGGAAACGGCGTGTGCGTGGCTGTAACGATCCTGCTGCACGAGGTAAGCGCAACCGCACTAAAGGTGACAACAAGGCGAGAGTGGCGAGGCGGAAACTTGGTCTTGCTGCTACAGGAAACGCAGGTACAAGGCACGAGGAGCATTGGTCTGGTGCTTTACGCATCGAAGCGAAAGCAGGCGCACAGGTGCAGCCGATCGCAACACGCTTCTACGCTGCCAAAGCACAAAGCGATGCTGCTAAAGCGTTCGGGGATATCAGACCGTTCGCAATGGTTGCGATGCCTGATGGCTCTTCAGACGGGATCGTGCTGATGACTTTGACCGAGTTCAGTGAGTTGTTGGCGTTGCTCGATTTATGACACCTAAAGAGTTCTCGCAGTCGCTGTATGACGACAACGATGACGCCAAGCATCAGATCATTGCGTGGTTGGAAGAGAGAGGGTTTATGGCGTGGGTGAATGAGGATCAGTACGGGATAGATGTGCAGGCCTTAAGGATGGGCAAGCAGTATGTGTTCGAGGTTGAAGTGAAGCACAATTGGGATGAACAAGGCTTTCCTTTTGACACGGTGCATTTCCCGTTGCGTAAGCAGAAGTTCGCTGGCGAGGAAGGCGCATGGTTCGTGATGCTGAATGCGGATCGGACGCAGGCACTGTTCGTATCTGGTGCAGTGTTCATGCAGTCACCCACAGTGAGGAAGCGAACTAGGTACACAGATGACGAGGAATTTGTGGAGATACCGATTTCACGCTGTATCTTCAGGCAACTAACAGGAGGAGCAAACAGGTGACACCAGCGCAGATAGAGGGGATGATTGATCGGATCTGCGGTATGTATGCAGCGCACAATGTGAGCAGGAACAGCATGAAAGGCGCATGGTCGCAGGACGATTTCTTGTTGGATTGCCCTGTAGAGAAAGGCCGAGAGGTTCTTGCCCTTGTTGAGCAGCACGGAAAGATCCCATCGCTGCCCGAGATTAAGCAGATGATGCATCGGGTGATGCGAGCAGACGGCGGTGTTGCTGGCGTAACGAAGCCCAACTGCCATATCTGTGGCGGATCAGGTTGGGATTCGGGGATCAGTGCCGATAATCCTGATGGCTACACCTTCGTTGAACGGGGAGTCACATACCGATTCTCAAAGGTGTGTCCCTGCAGGAAGTAAGCGTTTCTACAACTGAATGAAGTTCCACGACCTACCCAGAGTCGCATTTGGGGTGGTAACACTCGGAAGCGAGGGTAGATCGCTGCGCCTTGAGTTACGCAAGACAAAGTTTCTTGAGGCAAAGCAGTGAGGCGATTAGTTATGCAAGCGAGTGGGTATCGGAGTGAGGCATCCCGATGGGGGAGCATTCAGGGGTTTGAGTTGCTGGAGATACTGCTAGTGTGTGTGTTACACGCCGACACGGGCGAACGAGGGTGCGCAACTGTTGTGCTGCGGAATGGTGAACACACACAAACATTCGAGTCGTACAAACACATATCTGGACTGAGAAGGAGGACAGATGATTGGAGCAAGTATGCGTAAGGCAAGTTGGCTGGTAGTGGCAATCGTTCTGGTTGCTGGTGGTGCGGTGCAGGCTTTGCAGCCTGCGAGCGAATCCCGATGGGATAACAATGCAGGGTTTCGAGATCGGCTCGAGTCACGGCCTGTTCCGAAGAGTGCGTTGTGTGGTGAGTGGTGGCAGATGCTTCGAGACTTGGGTTGGGCTGATGCTGATGTGCAGAAGGCGGATGCGATTATTTATCGGGAAAGCCGATGCCTGCCTTCGGCATACAACCCTGCTGATCCGAATCAGATCGGGAAATGGAAAGGCTCAATCGGGTTGTTCCAGATCAACTTGTTCTGGCTGCAAAAGACGACCGCCTATCCGCAGGGGTTCTTGCAGACGCATGGGGTGGCTCAGAGGCCTGCCGACCTGTTCGATCCGCTAGTGAATGCTCGTGCTGCGCAGGCCATCATCGCCTACAACCGAGGGATCGGTGGGTGTGGCTGGACGGCTTGGAGAGGCTGCTGAGAGGCTCTGTGTTGCGAGAGAAAGGGGTGTGGGGTGCTGGCTTGGGCTGATTTCTTTCTTTACAAGTTGGAGACAGCCCTGAAAGCCCGTATTTACGGGCTTTCACGGGGATTAAATAATCCCAGATAATCCTTGTAATCGTCCGCAGAACGGCTATGCTGATCTCATTGGGAAATACCCAAAGACCCTGAGGAGGGAAACATGAAAGAGTACGGAATCATCAGGCGAGCAGGAGGCGAGATTGTTCGCCACTGCAGCACCTACAAGCAGGCACAGAAACTGGCATGGGCGATGAACGACCTCTGCGGAAACCAGACAGCCTTTAAGCCAGTCCACCTTGAGACAGCCTTCGAGGAATTCAGCCTTCAGCAGAAACTGGCAGGCCAGCACATCCTGCAGCAGGCCGAGAAGAACAACGCAGAACTACAGAAGTTGATCGGACGCTAGAAACAAGCACAACACCCTGAGGAGGGATCATGAATAAGGCAACGCAGGTAGGGATAGCAAGAACACTTAACAGTGCCAGAATCACAAAGGCTGGTTACATACCGAGTCGGATGGTTCGAGGCTACGGAACGGTTGTTTACGGATATCAGATAATCAAATCTGGAAACAACTTCATCGTCCGATACGACAACCCAGCAGACCGCATCCCCACCAGAGGCAGAACCCAAGAGCAGATCGCTACGGATAAAGAAGCAGCAACGGTTCGCTTCAACATGGCACTGGACAGGATTCACGGCGTACTCACCGCTAAGGGCTATCAAGCAGCGATCGAGGATGGCAGCGTCAAGGTTTACAACACAAACGAGGAGGCAAAGTAATGACATTGAACAAGGCAGCACTGGACAGGTGGATTACCAGCGAACCGCAGGACGATTCACCGCTGCTCATCACTGAGCGCAACTACATCGAGGTCTACGGAGACGACCCGATGATCAACGAACTCGAGTGTTCGTGGAGCAAGAAACGGATCGGCTTCTCCGACCACTGGAACGATGACGACTACAGCCTCTACTTCACGGCCTTCTACCGACTGGATCAGGACGGGGAGATACTCGTAGACAAAGAAATCTACGAGGAAGAAGAAGCACGAATCATCGCCCACGAAAACGAACTCGACCGCCAATACGCCGAATATTTGAAGGAGGTGAACTAATGAGCGAAGGAATCCAAGCAGCGATCCTGTTCACGATCGTCTTTGCATCCTGCTACGCCTGCTTCAAAGTAGGGATTGCAGAAGGCAAAGCCGAGGAACGCAGACTGCAGCAGCGCATCCGTGCCACCCAGTACGACCTGCGCAAGAACCGCAACACACCCCGATAGCATCGGTTCTCCCTCTGGCAAGCAGCGCACCATACTCTCCCCTCCTCTTTAGTATGGTTGCCCACCTGCAATGGTGGCAGAGGACTAGAAAGAAGGAAGCATGACCATCAACGACCTGATCAAGGCTGTTCGCTTCCTACGCCGACTGAGCGTAGGACAGATGGAAGCAGACGAACTCATCAGCACTGTGGAAGCATTAGAGAAAGAGATCGAACGAAGGAGACGAAAGAAATGAGCGAACTCAGCAACCACGAACTACAGCACTGGATGGCTCGCTGCGATGATATGCAGGTCGCAAACGAGCGTCTCCGTGAAGAGCGTGACGAAATCAAAGAGGAACTCGAGCGAGCAATCATCCGTGCAGAACTCCTGCTTGAGGAACTCGCACAAGCCAACAGCGTGATCAGCCGTATCCAGATCGCCATGTCGCAAGGCCAAGAACTGTAAAGATGTGGTCTTGGGTTCTCGCCATCGCAGGTATCTGCGGAATGGTGTTCGTAGGTCGCAAGAAGTGGCAGGCCTTCCTGTGGATGATCGGAGTCGAATGCTTGTGGGTGTGGTACAGCCTCGCCACCAAGCAGCACGGCTTCATACTCGGAAGCCTCGCCTACACAGCCGTGTACGCTAGAAACGCACACCGATGGAGGAAACATGATCAGAGAAGAACTACAGCACCTAGCAATTGACATCGACCAGTTGCATCCGCATCCACGCAATGTGCGTCAAGGAGATGTGGGAGCGATCAGCGAATCGCTGCGCATACACGGACAGTACCGAACGATCGTCTACCAGCAGTCCACGAACCGCATCCTCGCAGGCAACCACACATGGAAAGCAGCGAAGGCTCTCGGCTGGAAACAGATCGCAGCAACCCCAATCATCTGTGACGATGACCAAGCCCTACGCATCCTGCTCGCAGATAACAAGGCCAACGACCTCGCCACTTACGATGACAAAGAACTCTTAGAACTCCTGAAGGAACTCGCAGACAGCGAAGCAGAACTCGAAGGCACACTGTTCGATGGGGACGAACTGGACGCACTGATCGAAGAGAACGCCCACTACGAACTACCAACCGATGTAGACGATCTCCCAGACAAAGCACCGTCCATCACCAACGCTGGAGACATCTGGCTGCTCGGAAAGCATCGTGTGATGTGCGGTGACTCCACGAACTCCGTTCATGTGCTGAAACTGACCAACGGACGCAAGATGGATCTGGTATGGACAGACCCACCGTATGGTGTCGCCTATGTAGGGAAAACGAAGGATGCGCTCACCATCGAAAACGATGACATGGACATCGATGCGCTCACCAACTTCCTGCGCCAAGCGTTCAACACAGCGCACGAAGTATGCAAGGCAGGAGGCTGCTGGTATGTCGCAGCACCATCAGGAAACCTGTTCCAAGCGTTCAGCATCCCACTAACCGAACTCGGAGTGTGGCGACACACCCTCGTATGGGTAAAGGACACCCTTGTCATGGGTAGAGCCGACTACCACTACCGTCACGAATCCATCTTCTACGGATGGAAAGAAGGCGCAGCACACCAGCCACCACCCGACCGCAAACAGGACACCGTCTGGGAAATACCACGACCCAAACGAAACGCAGAACACCCCACAATGAAACCAGTCGAACTCATCGTGCGAGCCATCAAGAACTCCAGCAAGACAGGAGAAACAGTCCTCGACCTATTCGGCGGATCAGGAAGCACCCTCATCGCAGCGCAAGAGACAGACCGCATCGCATACCTGATGGAACTCGATCCAAGATATGTGGATGTGATCTGCGCCCGATACCAGAAGCACACAGGCAACCTCCCCGTACTGGAAGCCACAGGGGAAGCACACAACTTCGCTGATGCCACTGAGTAAGCCTTGCCTAACCTGCGGAACGCTCACCACAGCACAACGCTGCCCACGCTGCCAGCAAGCATGGACTCGAGCACACCCCAAACCAGACAGACCTCACTACCGAGGCGACTACAAACGCAAAGCCAAACAGATCAGAGACACAGCAACAGCCTGCTGGATATGCGGAGAAGGCAAGAGAGTGAATGATCCGTTCACAGCAGACCATCTGATCCCTGCCGACCCCAACTCCCCACTGGCAGCAGCCCATCGATCCTGCAACTCAAGGCGACAGAATCGCCCGATCAACCCCAACTGACCCCCCGTCCCCCAAATTTTCCTGTGTTGCGTACAGGCAGTA